TTTCATCTTGTGTCATGCTTCACCTCTAGAAATTAAAAGCTCGGCAAACCTTTCCAAGAATTTGATGTGGTATTTTTCGGGGTACTCGCCGCTGACGTAGTAATCAATCGGTGACTCAAATGTGAATGTCGTAGTCTTTTGAATCGTGCTGTGATTGACCCACATCGTCACTTGTCCTTCAGCCTGTCTTGCCAGATTAAGTATTTCATCTTGTGTCATGCGTCTGACCCCCCATACATACTCCACTCCTCTGCCTTCTTCACCATAAACAATCCTTCTGCCCTTGTCATCTTGGATGACAGAACAACCAAATTACCATCTACGTCGTAGCCGATAATCATCACATCTGTCAGGTCGTACTTCAATGCTTGGTTCAATGCTTGCTCAGGGCTGTAGTTGGTACTCGGTTGCATATGAATAACTTTTTCGTTGTTCATTTCTTATCCTTTACCCACAAACAATCAAAGCAGATACGCATCATCCAGCGCACAAACCAGTTCGGCTCCTTGCCTTTTACTGGGCGATAAATAATTCCAACGCCGCCCGGCCTGTTGCCCCACAGATAGCACTGCCATTCAGATTGCTCTGGACTCAGTTGGAATGCGTAGTCCTTGGAAAATGCGTCACGGTACTTGATGTACTCTTCATCAAACGCTTTGTTGATTTGTTCTTCGTTCATGCTTCTCTCGCTTTCAGCATTGCATCTGCTTGCATGTATGCGACCTTTGCAATCTCTTCCTCTGGCAAATACCCCCCACTTGGACGGGATAGCTGACCTTGCATAGCCTTTGCCGCAAAGTAATCACGCAAGGTCATGCCTTGGTAATAAGGCGTAATTCCTGCGCCTGTTGGAAATGCTGGTGGGTTGTTAGTCATTTTTCATCTTCCTGATGTATATTGCAAACGAGTCGATAGTGTCCTTGCCGAAGCCACGCATCTTCTCAATAGACACTGCAACCTCCTCAATGACTCCATTACGCAGTTCGTCATAGAACTGTTGCTGGGTTTTGGGTGGCTCCATGTTTCTTTGATGATCTTCCCTGAGCCTGTTCATAAGCTCAAGATGTTTAAACTCTTCTGCTTCCGGGTCAAACAATCTGGATTCAGTCACCTTTACCTCCGTTCTGCATATAGAAGATTGCCGCTATGAAGACAGCACCCACAACGATAACCATGAATGCGCCAAAGCCCATCAGCATTAGCGTTACAAGTACGTCCCACATGATCTTCTCCTTAGTGAAACCAGAGGTAGAAGCCATGAAGAATTCCTATCGGGAAAAAGATTGCGCCAGCAACCAAGAATCCCCACATGGATTGTGCAAAGCAGGTAAAAATGTGCGTGAGCCATGCAATGAAACACGCTATACCAATAAATGAAGCCCAATTCATACTGTCTCCTTATGCCACCTGTTGGGCGTTTTGTTGAGTAATCTTGCCGCTTGAAATTGATTCCTCAAGATCAAGTAAAAGCTCAGCCGTTCTTGGGTCAAGCAAATGAAGCTTTGACTTCCATCTAGCAATTGTCAATTCAATGTCATGCATGAATTCCAATCGCATCTGCTGATCATTCAAAACTGTAGATGTCAATCTGTAACCGCCGCCGCTCTCACGGTCTGACGGCAAGCTTGTGAAAGCTCTAATCTCAGCAGATGGCATGTCCACCAGAACAATCTTGCATTTACGAATCAGGCTACGTGCTTGTTCCTTACGATAAGCCTTAGCCGCCTCAGTGTCATCCCATTCAAAATGATGGTGAAGGACGCAGGACTTATCCTTTGCCGCCTCAATCACATCATCAACCATCAGGATGCCACCATTTTGATTTGCTAATTTCTCTAAAAACTTCTTTTCTGCGTTCATTTCAACTCCTTTTGTTTAAACAATGCCTGCCTTACCGTATCAAACCTGAACATTCCGCGCCATGCCTCGCCTGCTATGCCAGACCGCTCCCAACCCAACCGTGCCATGCCTTGCCATGCCCGACCTGCCTCACCTGACCGCACCGCGACGTACCCCGCCTCGCCTGCCTTTCCGCGCCAAACCTCTCCACACCAAGCCTGTCCTAGTCGTTCCATGCCTGCCATGCCACACCAATCCAAACCGTGCCGAGCCTCGCCGCACCTAGCCTGCCTTACCGTGCCTGACTGTTCCAATCCAGACCCTGACCTGCCAAACCTAACCTGCCCTGCCGATCCTTGCCGCACCGCGCCGTGCCAATCCGAGCCTAGCCTGCCATACCAAACCAATCCAAACCGCAACGAACCGCGCCGCGCCTAGCCTGCCTTGCCTTACCCAACCGGGCCGGGTCTGACCGCGCCACGCCGGAACCCTCCAAGCCTGCCTAACCTCTCCTTGCCACGCCTGCCACGCCCAACCAATCCTGACGCAGCCTTAACCAGCCGGGCCTGCTATGGTTTAAACGATGCCAAACTTGGCACGTACTTCAGCCTCTCTGTCGCTTGGCACAACTTGGAATAATCCAAATCCACATCCTGCGCTTGCTTTGCTATCAGGACGACCAGCACCTATCCCAACCTGTAGACCGCAACGACTTACAAGGTTTAGAACATCGCCAGTTTTGAATTGATCCAAGTCATACCGAACACGTAGTTTGCAAGCCCACTCGCTGTACATAGGACGGGAGCGGATGTCAACTACGCCTGTTGCATTCCTTGTGTGCGCTGTATATACATGGCTAGTGCCGTATATACGAACCAAAGGAATGCCATCCTGCTTGTCATACCCATCAGCTTCAACGAACGTAGACAGCTTTGCCAACGTCATTTTGAAACCAACCAGACGACACGCAGAAATCATTGCGGCTCTGAATGCGGCGGCATTCATGCCTTCCCAATCCTCATGGCTACGATAGCGAGCTTCTTCGGCTTCTTTGTCGTAGTCCCTTGCGTCACGAACTTTGCGGCTACCGGAAGACTTGCCCTCTGCCATCTTTGCCATCAGTTCAGCTTTTTTGCTAAACCTCTCGACAACCAATGGGGCAATGCCTTCCAAGTAAAAGTCCGTGTGTGCAAACTTGGGCGGTGAAATTACAAAGCTTTCTTCTTTCATTTGATTTCCTTTAAGTTGTTAATCATTCATCTCTATTTCAGGTCTAGGCTCTCCGGCCCAGTACCCATCTTTGTTTAAACGGTAACCAGCAGCGTGCATTTCTTCATGGGTCTTGCATCTACGGTCATCGCCAAACTTCCCTGTGCGGTGAGCTTCAAAGGCTGAGTTGCTGTTGAAGTATTCCCCGCACCCTCTACACTGATTCCTTGACGCTCCCACTTTCTTCATGCGATTCCTCCTCTGTTTTGCGCCACATGTGCTTAACTAACTCGTCTTCAATAAGTTCTGCGTACGATGCTCCGGACGGAAATCTCATCTGCGCAAATTGCAGTTCATGGATAACGCCTATCGCCTTAGTCAATCCCTGATTGAATCCTTCGGCAAATAAGTTGTCGCTGGTGATACGTGCAGATATACCCTCCCTGATAAGTTGAGTCATCGGTGTCTTGGTATCTTTTGCATACCTGCGGAGTCTCTCAATTTCATCCTCCGCTATGTAGGCCATGAATGGTTTGAATTTTTTACTAAAAGTCATTGCGTGATCCTGATTTGAATTCCATGACAATGTCATCGAAAAGTTGTTGCGCTTGCTTGTTTCCATTAAGCTCACTGCGTGAGCTAATGCCACAGCGTTTACACAATTCAGCAGCAGTACTGGCTTCATCCAACTCGCCAAAGAAGTTCTGGAAATCCTCAGACCGGCAAAGCATTCCCGCTTGCTGAACACGATTGCTGTACTCCGTTGGAGACTCATCGTCTTGGATGCGTACAAGTGCGCATCCGTATCTAGCCCCAACAAAATCCCGAAGGAGTTCCTCCGGTATTTCATCAGGGTGCAGGGACAGGGTCAGGACATATCCTGTCCTGTCCTGTTTCAACGCCACCTTACGTGCTTCAAACTGAAGAGCCATAGTGGTTCTCAGAAAGGTACATCATCATCCATACCTGCGGCTGGAGCTTTTGGTTTGGCGGCAGGAGGTTGCTCGGCATTGGTAGGAACAAATCGATCCACGCTGACAGACAGGTAAGTCTTGCCGCTTGCGTCTACCTTTTTCCAGCCGCTGAGCTTGATGACGGTCAGGCCATCCTCAGTCTTGATGTTGGTCAGGTCGTTTAAATTGATGGCGATGTTGCCCCAGTAATCAGGCGACATGGGAGTGCGCTTGCTGATGGTTGCACGAAGAGAGCCGCTATCGGGATAGGGCTTGTACGCTTTTTTATCTGTCATTTTTCTGCTCCTTGCAGGGTTTTCTTGTATTCCGCAAAGCCATTACGGACTCCGTTGTAGAACTCAGGGTGGCTGGCCTTGAGCTTGTCCAAGACGACTTGGTTGTTCTTCCAGTAACTGTTTAAATCCGGCAGGTCACGGTGAACACCAAGGAACGCCAGCAGGGTGTCGCTGATCTTCTTAGCATCTTCCTCTGTCCAATCCCCCTTGGGAGCGTCCACAGCGGCGACAGAAGCCCCTGTTAATTCAACCTTGGCGGGAATGGGTGCGGACGCAGGAGCAGTCATTTCTACGGTCGCCTTGGGCGTTGTAACCGTTACCGTCTTAACCTCTTCTTCATGGGGTGTGTCTTCACCACTGTAGATGTACAGACCAAGTCCGTGCAAGGCGATAGCCTTGACCAAGCAACGCATGATGGCGGTGTTGATGTCCATCGCATTGGGGTTGGCGATAGGCTTGTTGCGATAGTCCAGAACAGGCAACTGGCAGGTCATTGGTTTGCCAAAGACGGTACAGGTTACCCAAACCATCGCAGTGTCACCAACAGACATAGCCGGAGTCATTCCAATTCCTGTGCCGTCAGGGAACATCCTGACTTCAAAGTCGGCGGCAGGGTCAGCTTTCAGAACCTCTGTCCATGCCCAAGCCCATGACAGGTACGTCATGCCATTCTTCTTCTCCGTCTTGTCATTGACGTTGATCTTCAGTAAATCAAGCGGACTCATTGAGTTCTCCTTGGTATTGTTCGCACCACTGGGCGACTCCGCAGTAGTTTCCGGTACATCTTGTGTACTCGCCTTTCCTTGTTTCGACATATCCTTTTTCCTTTTCTGCCAACTCTGTGGCTTCTTCTATGGTTTTAAACACTCTGATCGCAGTCTTGCGACCGTCCCTCTTCACGGCGTAGGCGGCTTCCTTTGCCCACCTCTCCTCATCGGTGCAGAGCGGTAGCTCCTCACCAAAGTCATGCGCAACCTTTGCGTTGCGATGTAATTCCAATCTCTCCCGCACGTACGTTTCAGTGCGTACTGCGTCCCACATAGGGATGTCAATCATCACAGCCTCGGCTTGCGGGTAACCTTCTTTGGATGTCTCAAACTTATTGAAGTCCTTGATAAATGCGCAGATTTGCAGTCCAACAACCTTGGTGTGTTTAACTGTCTCGACCAACCATTTGTAAATGTTGAGTTGGACTTCCCAGTCAATCTTGTTCATCATCACTGAATAAGCCTTGACGAACTTGTAGTCGATGATGACCACGCCGTCAGGCGTTTGCTGTTGCAGATCAATCGCCCCGCTGATAACCGCACCGTCCACCTCGGTAAACAGCCGCTCCTCGTTTACATAACCCTCAATTTCCTTGGCCTCCAACTTGCCATGCATGAATGTACCGAACTGCGTAGCCAACAATGAAGTGACATCAACCTCTATCTGTTCATCATATTGTTCGCGCAACCTTCTGATTTTTGGTGGCGACATTATCTCGGTTACGCTATACTGAGATTTACCCTTTGTGTAGTAGTTGCGAGTCAACAAAGCCACGACTGGTGCGGGTAAATTCTGATTGTTCGTAATTTTCAATGGATGCTCCTTGTATGAAAATGCCTGTGACTGATAATAATAGTGATTGTACGCAAGAATTGCAAGGGCTAGTGTTATTTATTTCTGGAGAACCTGCATCAAAAGCAAATTCCCGCAGAGTTGTAAAGTTTGGATCTATGTCCAGACTGATAAAGAGCCAGAAAGCTCTCGACTATTCTGAGCATTTTCGGCAACAGGTTACCCCAATTACCCCTCTAATGTCTGGGGATATTAGGATGCACATCACGATCTTCTATGCGTCCCGCAGACCGGACTTAGATGAGAGTCTGATCTTGGATCTGTTGCAGGGGTTGGTATATGTGAACGACCGTCAGGTAAAGGAGCGGCATACGTACTGGGGGCTTGATCCTGAGAACCCAAGGGCAGAAATAATCATTGAGCAGATGCCCAAAAAAATGCCCGCATCAAAGCGGGCAAAAGAAAGGAAAATCAAATGAACCGTGGCAACTGCTCGCCACAAGCAAATACTACCACAAGTACTTATTGCCGGTTTTGGTGTTTAAACGCTATTGACAAGTCCTGAAATTTAATATAAGCTTCACTTCGGAAGCTTATATTAAAAAGCAAAGCAAAATTTACTTGCACCGATGCGAACAGTTGGTTTATACTAAAACTGCTGGCGCACAGTAACTGGATCATGCTCCTCGCATACGTAACAGTTCGGTCTGGAACTCCCTGCGCCAGTTCCTACAAGTGTGTGGATTGGCAGGTATGAAGTCGGTCAGTGGGCCTCTGAGGGAAGATGTCTTGCAAGCTAGTCAACCCCAAGCTCTTCATCCCGATGCTCTGTGCAGGTCGCAACTGCAAACAGTCCATACTCTTGTTGGTGAAAGCGGATGCTGTGGTTGAAGTCGCCTCAACCAATACCAATGTGTGCCGATCAAAGTTGGTTCGCCACAGACGTAGCGAGTAGCCGACACCTCATGTAAAGAAAATCTAAAAATCTTTACATGACCCGCTTGACACGTATAGAAAATATGATAGAGTTCTCACCGTTGGATGTGAGAAACCCAGCAAGCAAGCCGTTAGATCTGATCCCGACCCCGCATGGGGTGTCAAATGTCCAAAAGACAATTTGGTTTCTCACCGGGGTCAGTTCTAACGGCTTTTTTGTTGCCCTTTCACTTCTGACCGGACTCCATCCGATAGCAAGAGTTCAGCCTGACTGCGTGGAAGAAAAGGGTACACGGTACGACATACGTCTAGGGGGCAGTTCCCGAATAATCCGTGCGGCTGGTCGAATCATCAAGCCGAGGGGCTGACTAACGTCAGCATGATGATGCCGTAAAGGCGGGTGAACCTCCTCTCTTACTCCGTCTGGGGTAGGGGGGTCTTTGGGGTGAAATTATTAAAACAGCCCCGTCAGGGGCAGAGAGGAATAAATGAGCGATAAAAACATGGATGATGCTTTTGAGGAATGGTGGGAAGGTGATCCTGACGATGAACCCATCGACTTCGTCTCAAAGAAGCAAGCAAAACAAATTTTCACGGCGGGGTATCTATGGGGTTCCCGCAGACCTGTATTTCAAATGAGCGCCGCACAGCTTGCGGTGCTGACAAAAATGATCAGAGAACAAATTGAAAGGGAAAACAATGAGAATTTATCTAATCGCAAGTAACCGTGGCGTTAGGCTAGTAAGAGCAAACCATCGCTCACAAGCACTATCATTTGTTGCATCGCAGGAATTAACCGTGCGTGTTGCATCACAAGAAGACTTGGTTAAACACCTCGCAGAAGGTACGTCAATCGAAACAGTCGCCCCGCCCGACCAAACAAAATTGGACTTTGGAAATGCCGACTGATCAAGAGAACGAACAGAACCATCAGGACATTCTGGTCAACGTAGAGAAAAGCAAGTCAGGCGTTCAAAGAGTTGCCGCATGGCTAAACGATAAGGGCTACACCGTCACTGTCCCGCCGATGGTCGTAGTCCAATCATCTTACGAAGACCGAATGAATCACATTGACAACGGTGATTTATTTCTCCATCAACGCATGGAAGTCAAGGTTCGTTCCATTGACTTTACCTGCGCACAAGATTATCCTTTTAAAGATGGAATATATGTCTGCGCACAGCATTCATATGACAACGCAAAGCCAAAGCCGCACTCATACATCATCCTTAACAAGAACATGACTCATGCCGCAATCATCATGGGAGACACCAAAAACCTCTGGACTGTCAAGAATGTTAAGGACTCACGTTACAAAGACTTCACACAGCCGATTTACTCATGCCCAGTGAGTGCGGTTAAATTCACAAAGCTTTAAGGACAACATGGAAACAGATTTAAACAACTTGACGATGCGGGATTTGTTTGCCGCATTTGCAATGGCAGGGATGAATTCAAGAGATGTTTTTGATGCGGGGCAGGCAAGGCCAGAACAAAGAGCCAAGCTTGCTTACATTGAAGCAGACGCAATGATTGAAGCAAGGAGACAAGCGAATGACTCGCAACTATAAACAAGAATACAAAACGCAGGTTGATCGTGGTGAACATGAGAACCGCATGGAACGTCAACGAGCCAGACGCAAGCTTGACGCAAAAGGCGTAGACCGAAAAGGCAAAGACGTTGCGCACGTTAAAGCTTTAAGCAAGGGAGGGTCAAACGCTACTGGCATCAAACTGCAATCGCCCAGCAAGAACCGTTCATTTAAACGCAATTCTGATGGCAGCATGAAATGATTGCCGAGCTGGTAGCGCAAACGCACTTTGGAAGTAGTGCGCGGGTGATCTGTCCTTACTGCACGCCCGAAAGAAAAAAACAAAATCTAAAAGATATGACGCTGACTCGCAAAGATGATGGGGCGGTAATCTACCACTGCCACCATTGCTTTGAGAACGGTGTAGTTCAACCACGAAAGGAAATCAAATTGTCAGTTGTCCAAGCAATCAAACCCACCGCCCATCTAACTAATACGCACTATGACTGGTTAGAAAGCCGAGGAATATCCAAAGTCACAGCCGATAAGCTCGGGCTGACATCAGCAGAGAAGTTTTTTCACAAGATCGGTAAGGTAACCCAAGCCATTGCATTTCCCTACTACCGTGGCGGTGTGTTGGTTGCCACCAAGTACAGATCCATTGAGGGCAAAGACTTCACCCAAGATATGGGAGGAGCGCACGACTTCTTCAACATCGACAACATAAAGAACGGTGAGCCAATCATCATTGTCGAAGGCGAGATGGATGTCTTATCCGCCGTTGAGGCGGGTTTAAACAATGTAGTGTCTGTACCTTCAGGTGCGCCGCAGAAGCTAACCGAAGCCAAAGGCGATGAGAAGCGTTTTGCGTTTATACAGAACGCAAGAACGGTCATCGATAAAGCTCCCTACATTGTCATAGCGACAGATCAAGACCAAGCAGGTCAGGTCTTAGCCGAAGAGTTGGCTCGCAGGATAGGTAAAGACAAGTGCAGACTTGCCAAGTTTTCAAAGAAAGATTTCAACGAGGTCTTAACAGATGATGACCCGACACTTGATGATCGCCCCGCTAACATACTGAAGAAAATTATTGACGCAGCCGAGCCATATCCGATCACCGGACTTTTGCGAGCAGCGCAGTTCAACGACCGTTTAAACAATCTCTACGCAGCCGGAACGGGAAAGGGTTGCAGTACGGGCTACGACTCGGTGGATCAGATTTACACGGTTGCACCTTCACAGCTTACAGTTGTCACTGGTTACCCAAGCTCAGGCAAATCTAACTTCGTCGATCAGTTGATGGTCAATCTCGGACGCAATGAGGATTGGAAGTTTGCCATCTGCTCGTTTGAGAATCAACCGGAGATCCACATCAGCCGACTGATGGAGATTTACACAAAGAAAAGATTCTTCGACGGCAAAGAACGCATGACAACCAGCGAACGCGATGAAGCGTTTAAATGGGTGCAGGATCATTTTGTGTTCATTGAAACAAACGGCGATGAGCCGTCAACATTGGATTCAATTCTGGATCGTGCGGCAACAGCAGTCACCAAGCTTGGTGTAAAGGGATTGGTCATCGATCCCTACAACTACATTGAGATGAATAAGTCTAGCCAGACAGAGACAGAAGCCATCAGCAATATGCTGACAAGGGTTCAGAAGTTCTGTAAGCAACACGCTATCCATACATGGTTCGTAGCGCACCCATCAAAGATCAATCGATCAGGCGTAGATCAACCAAGACCGGACGGTATGTCCATCTCAGGTTCGATGGCTTGGTGGGCTAAGACCGATTGCGGTATCACCGTTCACCGTGGTGAGGGTTGCGTTGAAATCGCCGTATGGAAGTGCCGCTATAGATGGGTAGGCACACAAGGTGAAACGTCCCTGCTGTACAACAAAATCAGCGGAACGTATGAGGAAAATCTGGATCAGTTCTAGGCAAAGAAAAGGGGGATAAGAAATCTTATCCCCCGTTTAAACGCTATTTAAATCCCGGGTGAGCTACCCGGTGAGCTTTGTTTAAACAAGCCGCGCAGAATGAACGGCTGAAAGTACATTGTCAAACCGACTGATGAAACGTGGTGTAGCCAGATGCACTCTAGGCTTGCGATAGACCACCCAAGCACCGTCTTTATACTTGATGTACTTCTCACCCTTTGGGACTGCATCAGCCGTTCTAACGACCTCTACGCACTCCCAAGGGGCTACAGCAGATGCAAACGTGGGTGATGGGTCAGCCAATACCTTGACTACCCTCATGCGGTCACCTTGATAGGCTGACCACGGTAGAACATGGGTGTACCGTCCCGCTTGCAGTCCATGTAGAAGTTGACAGCCGATGCAATTGAATCCCAATTCAAACCGATATTGGCATCGAATGCAGTCTCGGCAATCTTCATTACGTTGATGCAATCTTCATCGGTAAAGTCTTCCGCATCTTCGATGCCCTCAGTCTCAATGACACTACGAATGTCATCGACACCCCATTCATCACGCAACACCCATTCATCGTCATGCCCTTGGATCAATCTAGCCATTATTCATCTCCCTTGATTAACAATTGAATTGCACGGTCTGCGTCTTGTAGAACTTCATCGATCATGTAATACTCTCGCCACTCAGGCTCAGGCTCAAGCGCACCTACCAATGACATCAGATTGCGGATAGTCTGCAACACAAAATCTTTGTCCATTTGTTTTCCTTCGTTGTTTGTTTAAACGTAGTCAGTGCTTTTCACTGCTATCGGGTTGAAAGAAATTCTCAAACTCCCAGACATAGTCTATGCGTTCAAAGAATTTTTCTTTATCCTCGCCAGTTGACATAGACAGCAACACCAACACCTTTGACAACACTGCCAGTGTCGCTGATACATCAACCTCGGAGTGACTCACCATCTCTACGATACCCTCGTAGAACATGGCTATGTCTTTATTTGCTGACTCAAGTTTGGGCATGATTTGCTCCCTTATTTTGACCTTGCTTTTATAGCATCAATCTCATCAAGGTGATCATAAAAATCCCACCAGTATTCGACCTTATCAGCAAACAATTCAACAAATTCTTCACGTTCAAAAATGTTTTCTGACTTGTGCGTGGCTAACCGTCCACCTCTGGCGGCTACAACCATCAGGGCATTGATGCCTAAGATGAAGTCGCCACCCTCTAGATGATCTTCAATCTTGTCAGCCAGTTCCATGATCTCCATGTACTCATCTTTAGTAAAGCTCATATATCCTCCGGTTTAAGTTCATCGTCCAACTCATCATCGGTAAACTCATCGACCTCTACGCTGATTACACGTAGACCGTCCATGATCTCTACCACTTCAAATCTAAATCCTGCATTGTTCAGCAGTTCGTAAAGTCTTATCGCCTTCATGCTGTAGCCTTCAGTTCGACCGAACGCAGATACTTTGTCAGGTCATCGTTTAAACGGCAAAGCTCATCAAAGCTCATCACGGTTTGGTAACGTGAGTGCAATCGATCTGGATCTTTTGCGTGTAGCAGTTGACTGCTGATCTTCACTTCAAACGCACCGTCCAGTGCGGCAATAGGAAGTACGGTCATAGTTTCAATGTAGCTATCGCTACGAATCAAATCGGTTTTCATTTGTTCCCTTTCAAAGTACTGGTTTCAAATTCTCGCCATGATTGAATGGCTTTTTCTCTAACGTCCTGATTGCTCAGAATTTCATACATGATGCGTGTCAAATGGTACGTCTTGTGATGGAAATGCAATGCCATCGCCGTTGCCAACATACCCCATGCAAACAATGCTATCTCTGTTATTGATACTTCAATCATGATTCCCCCTTATGCCGCCATTTTGATTTGCTTGAAAGATGCACCCGCCAACTCATCCAGATTCTTAATGATGATGTTGTTGGGATACATACGTGACAGGTCAGCGTGGATACCAACCCCGATGGTTGTGATGCCTAAGCGTTCGCCGGACTTAGCTTGCTCCATGCAACGTTTCTGATCGTCATACTCAACACCGCCATCAGCAAGGATAAACACAACCTTGCGCTGTTCTGGACGGTTCAGCAACAGGCTATGCGCATAACGCAAGGCTTGACTGTCAGAGTTGTCAGCACCTGAGCGCATACGTGCGATCAGCGGCATAGCCTTTGCGACAGTCATGTTCCAAGGCTTGAGCATTGACACCTTTGTGCCGAACGTCACGACACTGGTTGCAACACCCGCACGGTCTAACGTTTCCATCATGGTTGCCATGACAGGTGCGGCGGCTCTCATATTCTCATTGAACATTGAACCTGAGCAGTCCATCACAAACACCACGGCGGAATCGATGCCGCCCTCTTCGTGATGACGTTTAAACACACGATCATTACCTGCGGCAACGGTATGCAAATTTCCGACATCAAGCTGACCATGACGGCGGTTGAATTGGTACTCATCAATGCCTGACATTTCAAACAGGCGGCGAACCTCATAACGCAACTTAGCACCGCCGACAGGCTTGAGATCCCATGCGGCAGATTCCTCTAAGTCACGTACGTGCGACAGGGGCTTTGCCATTGTGCGATCAGGTGACCAACTGACACCGCCGCCGATACCCTCTTCACGATCCAATGTAGGCTCAGGGCATACAGCATCATTAGGCACAGGCTTTGACATAGGCTTGCCGCCTGTATCACCATAGTCAGCCGCACCTTTGCCATCGGCATCGGCATCGGCACTCTCACCGTCAGCGTCAGCATCGCCGTCACCTGATCCTTTGGTAGGTTTACCCTCTGGATCAGGGGTGTCGCCCTCTGGCGGTTGTTCCTCGACAGCTTTTTCAATCTGGTCATACACCCATTGTGCAAGGTCACGCACCTGAGCGGAGTCGGTGCAAGTGTTTAAACGTGTACGTGCCTGCTCGAATATTGGCAGGACGGTAGGGTGAACAGGGACTTTGCGTGTGGCATGGTCACGGCAAAATACTGCAATGACAAAGGGCAATTGAGCGGGGTTAGACCAATCGGATACTTGCTCTAAACCCTCCGACACCATAGTGTCGATCAGCACTGTCAACAACTCACCGATGTTGCCTGTCAGACCGGCGGCAATGGCAGTGTTTTCGATTCGGGCATCCTCTAAACCATTCCAAAGCATACGCACAAAGTGGTTGCTGTAAGTCAAACCATCAGTGGTGTATTTGCGGTGCAACAACTCATGCACAATGAAACCCATGTAGCGCATAAACAACTGCTTAGTGACCACGGCATCATCAGCGATGTCGGACAGCACCATGCGACCTTTGCCATCGATACACGCTGTCGGGATATTGCCCCAACGAATAGTGATGGGACGCAACTTGAGTGCGCTTGTGATTTTGTGGGCGGCATCCTCGACACCCTTGCGGAATTCCCAACCACGCATTGTATTTTTCATTTTGATTCTCCCTTGTTTGATAGTGCTAGTGGATAGTATAACGCTATTACTAGCACACTGGTTGACTGATTACAGATTCTTTTCGATGAATTCGGCATTGATGCAAGCGGTCTTGATTGCTTGCACGGCGATGGCTGACTCTGACGGTTGACGGTTACCGATTGCCGCCGCCCATGCGTCATCAACGGTCATCAGTCGCAGATTCTTGATGAAGTACATGGTTTGGCGAATGGACGGTGCATCGATGATGTCGCCCGAATCAACCTTGGCTCTGAATGCATTCAGTGCTTTGACCACATGGGTAGCTAACTGCTTACTGCAACCAGTGCGGCGGCACACAATGTCGATCTCCATTGCGGGTGTCATGTGTTCAAACTTAATCACTGACGCAAAGCGTTCGGCAGTGGCAGTGTTTAAACGGCGAGTGCCGCCATACAGACCGGACTCATCGCCAGATGTCAGGGTGTTATCAGCACCGAACACCACGACACCGTTTGCACGGCGGTGAACCTCACCGCCATAGCTGATCACAGGGTTAGGCTCAAGAAAACCGTTAAGGATAGCCAACTCACCCGCATCAGTCATACTGATTTCGTCCAACAGCACCACGGTGCTAGGGGTTGTCAGTCCTGCAAGCACTGCACCCTTTTCAAACACGGTGTCACCCTTAGACATACCTTTGCCGCCCATAAAATCCATTGCAGTGGTGTATTTGGTGAATTGGAAACGCACGTAATTGCGTCCGGTGAATGCGGCAAATTGTTCGGCGGTTTGAGACTTGCCTGTACCCTTAGCACCGCCAAAGAACAGGTTGTCATGCGTACCCTGCACCCCAAGGATCGCACGTAAGATCTTTTCTGACCATACCCAGTGCTTATCGATGGACGGTGCGGCAGGGTGATTAAAGATGTCAACCATCACTGGATCGCCATTGCGTTCACGTATATCGATGCCGAATACGTCCAAGGCAGAGCGGCGATCCACAATGTGGACGGCGGCGGCATCAGCCACGATTGACTCAGCGTGTGCGTCAGCCACGATACGTTTAAACGCATCGAATTCTTTTGCGATAGTACTAGCCACTGCCGCTTGCACAGTACTGGTATCAATTGTCACAGGCTTTTGAACGAATGATTCAATGCGTTCGTTCATCTCATCGATGGCGGTCTTAACTCTATTGATTGAGTTGTCCGACATGGTGACGGCATGAGCGGCGGCACGTACAGCGTCATTGACCATGCCACGCACCTCAAGTGCGATTGACTCTGAGCGGTTAGCCACGGCGGCAACAGCATCAAGCTTGACGCTGTCAACAGCGGCGGCGGGTGCAGTCGGCATGAATACAGGGCAGGACTGAATATTCTCAAAAGATATTTTGTCGTCCATCACCATTTGGGCTAACGCCCTAGCACAAGTGGCATTGGCATTGACAGTGGGCAGATCCTCTCCCACATGGAATTTATACGCACCGAGGATTTTGCCTGTACCCATTGACAGGACTTTGAGAGTGGCTTGCTGAATGTTCATTGTGGTTTTCCTTTATGTTTAAACGGTTGGGGCAAGGGTGAAAGTTGTAGAGTCCAGTGGGCAGACAGGCAGACCAAGCAACGCCCATTTGGTAGACAGTCGCACGGTGTAATCGCACACTGGACAGAATGCCTTGAGCATTCTGGTGTTCTGAGTCTTAACCTCAGAGATGGACATTTCAGCGTGTGGGTATGCACCCAAACCCATGATCATGTCGTGATAGGTGCTAGGGAAATCGATTGAGCGGGTGATTACTTTCCAACCAGTTGCAGATCCATCAAGTCCCATAGCACTAGCAATGACACCGTAGCTAGTACCATAAGACAGCGCACCAGATGTCGTGCGGCAGAGTTGCGACAGCAACACGGTGAACACCTCTATGGGTTTGTCTACTGTCGGGGCAATGAATATCTCCATTGAGCGGTCAGCGGATTCAGTGGACGCATGGCAATCACCCAAGCGTTTGTTGCGTTTGAAGTTGAGCGGATAACCGCACGACACCCGAATGTTGGTTGCGAGTGGTCTACCTAACAGGTCAAACATTGGACGCAATTCGGCAACCGCCGCTTGCAACCAATCCTCTCTTGTCTTGTGTTCCATGATTTTTCCTTTGCTAGTGATAGTTGTTGTGTGAGTGCTAGTACTATAACGTATAAACAGCGGATCGGTTTACACGCCGTCAGATTTATTTAAGGCATCGGTCATCACATGACCAAGGTAGATGCCGCCGACAATCAGTGCCAATTTAAACAGCAAGCCGCCGTCCAGACTTTGTGATCCGAAAATAATCAGTGCAGTAGCAAGCAGGGTTGTAAGAATGTTGTACATAGTTTGCCTTTCAGAGTTGTTGAAGTAGTGGTGATGCCACTGATAAGCCCTGATCGGGCTTATCGCTGAAATCACTTGGACGGTGCGGTGATATGCCCTGCATCGATCAATGCGGCGGCAGTGCGTCCGAACCAACCTTGCAGTTGCCATGCCAGACCAGTGTCAACCAGTGTCTGCCATGCCTGTAGGTATTGATCCTCGCTGTCGCAATCAATCCAACCCTCGGCGATTCCTGTTGCGGTGATTGAGTCCATGTTTAAACCTTTCAGAGTGAGTCGATTAACAGGTGAGCGGAGCGGATCGCACGGCGGGTGCGGAGTGACTTGGACTGCAAGACCATGCGGCGGTCACGCACGGCATCCAGTTCAGCGTAGAGCTTTGCCACGTAGGGGTGAGCAAGGTCACGGTCATACAGGGCGAGGGTTGAGTGAATGTCAGCAATGGCGTACTCGCATTGAGCAAGTGAGTAGCCGCTAACTTTTGCCACGGCGGCACGGTTCATTTCGGTGTAGGTCATGATGGTCTTTCAGGGTTGTGTTTAAACGGTTTCGATGTTGACGAATTCGGCGGTTGGTACAGCATCACGCAATGTCTGACCTACGGTTGCCATGCAGACAACGTCAGCCCAATCAGCCTGATCGGCATCAAGTGCGTCAACCAATTTGGCATGGTCAATTGAGTAAGAGCGCACTGCAAATTCGGATTGTTGGTAGACAAACATGGCTCGCATGAGGTTGTTCCAATTGACAGCGTTTGGGTTGAGCGCAAAGTCTTTATGGGCAGAGCGCAGGATTTTTTCAGCCCAACCCATCAAGTGGGCTTTGAGGATTTGTTGGTTGACTGATTGCATAGCAATACCTTTCAAGTGGTTGGTTTAAACAGTGGCAAGAAAACGTGCGACAGACTGGTCAACCCAGTATTCATTGGCAAGGGTTTCAAGCACTTGGTGCTTGGTCATGCCTTGGGCTAACAGGGTTTCGATTACGGCTTTGAGTGACTTGGTCATGATAGTGATAGTGCGGTTGGTTGTGATAGTACTACAACGCCATAGGTGACAGATGCGTTTACACGCTGACAAAAAAAATTAAAAATAGTTGAAGTGAGTGCTTACTAACTTAGCCGATGGATTTGCAGTGTATTTATATTAGTTGGGTGGTTTTCTAGGAGAATGAATACGTAAGGTTTCAGAAAATAGGGTAATTAACGAAAGTATTCTAAAACGCTTAAAACGGGCTACAAGGCGGGGAAAACCGAAAGGTAAGGGGTAGATGAGGGTAAAAATAAAAATCGCTTCTAGGGGTGTTTAAATGCGTCCTAGACCCATGTGGATAAGGTTTAAACCAGTGTGGATAAGTGGTTATGCACAGTGGTCGGGAAGTTATTCACAGTATCCACAGGGTTATGCACATTAACAAGTTGTGGATATGTGGATAAGTTGACAGGTCGGTGCGAAGCACTGATAATGCGAACAGTACTGTTTAAACGTACAGGTTGAGGCTAAGTGTGTGAGTGCTTACTAACTTATGGAGATTGGGCATGGACAAGGTCAGCAAGGATGAGTACCTGAGAGCGTTGGAAATGGCAGAGCAGGATCTGGATCAGGACGGCGATGCGAACAGTTGGGGGGACGGTGAACTCAGCGAAGCTGAACGGCTTGCCGCTCACGCAGATGCACCTACAGTAAGGACAACAGACGGTAAACCGATAGGGAGTGATAGAGGGGAAAGACCTAAGCCAATGACAGCGGCAATGACTCTATTCGCACAGGGGTTGGTGCAGGGAAAAACCTATCGCCAAGCCTACCGTGATGCTTACCCTCAGCAGACAGGTAGCGACAGCACAATCACGACTAGCGCATACAAGCTGAGCCGTGACCCAAGGGTTCAAGCACTTGTGGCAGATGCGTTAGAGGAAACAGCGGAACACCTCGCAGAGGATATGGCGAGTACAAAGCGGTATGTGATGCGGCAGTTGGTTGCACACAGTAAACAGGCAAAGCAAGAGGGTACGAAATTAAAAGCACTTGAACTGTTGGGTAAAGCATCAGGGTTGTTTACACAAGTGACAGGCGAAGCAGACGTGCCAGTGACAGCAGAGCAACTCAAGCGTGAACTAGGTCAACACCTCAAGCTTGTGAAGGCTAGTAAGGCTATGCCTAGTGCATGACGCTAGTGTGTGTACACGCACCCATCGCAGAGCTACTGGCATCGCATGGGGCAGTGGCGTGTAAACGTGGTGTGGGCGACCCCTGCCGTACCCCAACCCCCCAGATGGCACGCTTACCTCCCCCTCCCGCACTTACACTGTGATCCACTCTTCCAAATATCTCCCCCCAAACACCTCCCCCTTCCTTTCGCAAAACTTACACCCCCGGGGTATATATATTTTCAGAAAACACTTGCGAACGTTCGTGAGAACGTTTAAACTGACGGTGTTTAAACATCAGCAAGACCATGCTGAGTTCGTAAGAACGAAAGATTTTGAAAATCAAAATGACCCCTCGCAGACAATTAGTGCTGGACTTCATCAAGGCTTACATTCGTATCCACGGTATAGCTCCGTCATATGAAGTTATTGCCAAAGGTCTGAACATGAAGTCAAAAGCCAATATCCACCGGATAGTGCATCGCTTGCGCGATGATGGCTACTTGACCTTAAAGCCGCACAAGTTCCATTCCATTAAGGTGATGGATCGTTCTGTTAGAGAAATCTCCGCTTTATGAGTTTATTGACCCGCGAAGAGATCATCCAGTATTTGGGGATAGCCAACTCTTTGCCGCCCGATGATCGGGCTAAGGTTTTCCAGTTATTGGAGATGGACAGGGTTGAGAGATGCCGGGAGAACTTCCTGTATTTCGTCACGCAGATGTGGCCCGGGTTTATTTCCGGTAAACACCACGCAATCATGGCTAATGCTTTCGAGAGAGTGGCGGCAGGGACGCTAAAGCGTCTAATCATCAATATGCCTCCACGGCACACCAAGTCTGAGTTTGCTTCCTATCTGCTGCCGTCTTGGTTTCTGGGTAAGTATCCTGAGAAGAAGATCATTCAGACTGCTCACACCGCAGAACTTGCGGTCGGGTTTGGACGTAAAGTCCGAAACCTAGTCCAGTCGGAGGCTTTCGCCAAGGTCTTTGACACCAAACTGTCCTCTGATTCCAAGGCCGCAGGCCGGTGGAACACCGACAAAGGCGGAGACTACTTCGCTATTGGTGTTGGTGGTGCGGTTACCGGTAAGGGTGCTGACATTCTGATCATTGATGACCCGCACTCAGAACAAGAAGCCCGCCAAAACAACCCCGCAGTCTTTGATGGGGTCTATGAGTGGTACACATCTGGCCCGCGCCAGCGTTTACAGCCGGGCGGAGCCATCATTATCGTGATGACACGCTGGTCTAAGCGAGATTTGACCGGTCAGATCATCAAGAATTCCGAAAAAGGCGGCGTAGATGAGTGGGAAGTGATCGAATTTCCGGCTATTTTGCCCTCTGGAACGCCACTTTGGCCCGGATTTTGGTCAAAAATCGAGTTAGAGGCCCTCAAAGCAGAGCTTCCAACAGCAAAATGGGAAGCGCAATACCAACAAAACCCAACCGGCAACGAATCAGCCATCATCAAGCGGGATATGTGGCGGATATGGGAGTCGGATGTACCGCCTCCCTGTGATTACCTGATTCAAAGCTGGGATACCGCCTTTGAAAAGAACAACAGGGCTGACTTCTCAGCCTGCACAACGTGGGGTGTCTTCCAACATCCCGATGCGCAGGGCAATCTAAAGCCGAATATCATCGTCCTTGACTCGTTTAAACAGCGTATGGAGTTCCCTGAACTCAAAAAGAAGGCAATGGAGATGTGGAAGGAATGGAATCCCGATACGTTGATCATTGAGAAGAAAGCCGCTGGCGCTCCGTTGATTTATGAGCTGCGCATGATGGGAGTTCCTCTACAGGAGTTCACACCAAGCAAAGGAAACGATAAGATCGCCCGTGTAAACGCGATCTCAGACCTGTTTGCATCTGGCGTGGTCTGGTGTCCCGATACCCGCTGGGCTGATGAACTCATGGAAGAACTTGCAGCCTTCCCTAATGGCGACAACGATGACCTTGTGGACTCCACCAGTCAGGCGCTGATCCGTTACCGACAAGGCGGCTTCATTGGAATTGACTCAGATGAGCAAGAGGAAGTCAGGTACTTCAAAGGCCGCAGAACAGAGCGGTATTACACAGTTTAAGGATTGATCATGGAAAAAGGTTTATACGCA